CCTGCTGGCGCCGAGTCTACGGTTGACGGGACCCCGCCAGTCACGATGCCGTTTTCGTCCCACTCATCCATGACCACCGACACCTGCTCTCCGATGTCCGGCTGCCAGAAGTCTTTGTCGTTCATCGTCTTCATGACTTGGACCGGCAACCAAAAAGAGAGCACATTCGCCTGGTCCGGAAACTGCACACGCACCCGGTAGGGCGGCACAGACTCGATCTGCGCAACGATGCCCGTCCTGTAAGGCGGGTGGAACTGCTCCGTGTATGGTCCGCGTACCGAGTCAGGCATTTACTCTCCGTAGTCGTCCGAGGCGAACTGTGTGGCCGCGCCGGTTATTGTGGTCCTGAGTTCCAATGAGGTCTTGTAGCCGTTCCGGTCCAGCCGGTGTTTGCCCTCGTTGATGATCCATTTTATCGAATCGAGCGCCGTGCCAAACCCCGAGAGCATCACCGGATTGCCGGCCCGGTAGACCATCGAGCCAGGGATGATGATCTCGCCCTTCAGGACGTGCATATTGGCGGCGTGGAGATGGGCTTGTGCGCGCAGAGTGGCTTGCTGTGCGTTCTCTATCCGCTCCCGGACTAGTAGGGTGTCCTGAAGCCCTAAGTCAACGCCTTGGGTAGCTGTGGCGGCGGCGTTGGCCGTTGCCTGGAGTAGTTTCTTCGAGTGCGGGTCGAAATACATCACCACGGCCTTCTTGTAGGTCTTGTCGCCGTGGTGCTGCTGGTGAATGCGAAAGCGCGTGGAATCGGTCTTGTAGATGTACTGCGCATTCTTGTCTTTGAGGTCCGTGATTTTCTTCGCGTCTAGCCCCGGTCGGCTGTAGAAGACGAGTTGATTGCCGCGGATGGTGAACTCGTAGTTTTGCCCGTTGGCAAGCCTATGCAGAAACGCAAGGTCACTCTCCAGTCGTTGGGTTATATGCTGATAGGGAACATCTGGATTCACCGCGTCAATTGAAACACTCATCCCATACTTCGCGGCGATGGTCTTAGCTATCGATGTAAGAGTCTGGCCTTCATAAGGCTGCGAATATGAGGTCCTGATAGCGTGAGTCACCCCGGCTTGAATGGCCCTGATCAGGAACGTGTCTGGCGGTCCCTCTGCCTCCCACTCATCCACTTCAAAGTTCCCGCAGGACACGAGAGACTGGCCTTGATAACCGATTGACAAGCTGAGCGCTGTGCCGATCTTCGGAGGATTGTTCGCCCATGCGCGCGCAGAGTCCTCCACCTGAATCTCCAGCACGTTGGCCTTGCCGCCGATAGCTTCGTCGTAGTGGATGTGCTGGGAATGGGTGAGCAGGTTGCCGGCGACTTGAGTACCGCCATACATGATCTGCCACGCCGGGATTTGTACGGATGCGCTCATTTAGTTCCACGGTGTGCTGCTGGTTGTGCTGGTCGCTGGCGTAATCAGCGGGACAAATATCTGAACACCCTGCGCCACGTAGTCGCCAATTGGAAGGCCGGGATTGTTCTGAATCAGCGGTTCAACCTGCGTAGAATCGCCGTACATCTTATACGAAATCGCGTCCCAGCGCTCCCCTTTGGAAACGTAGATGATGCCCGATGACGGCGCGGATGGGTTGACGTAGGTGGTAACGAGTGACGCTGTCAGGACCCCGCTTCCACCGTTTGGTATCACGACATTCGGCATTTAGGCAGCCCTCGCAATCGTGGACAACGGGACATTCGTATATGGCGTCTGTGCCGGTATGCCCGAGGGGGAAGCCGTGGCAGGACTCACGACAAGCGTAGATCCGGCCGCCGCGCTCTGTGAAGTGGTGAGCCCTGGGGGGTTGGTGTTGATTGTCGAGTTGCCGATGGTCCCGACCGTCATGGTGTTGCTTTGGAGTGTAGACGGTGCTACGTACTCGGTTAGCTCAAGATCCATCTCCGCTGCGATTACAGAGCCGTCGTCTGCCATCCACCGCTGCTTTAGCCGGTAGTTCGAGATGACGAAGGTCCCGAGGATGTTCTTGTTCCCAAAGACGAACTGCTGCGGAACGTGGAAGTCGGCAAGCTGTGTCAGGGCGTCAATGGCCGTCTGTGGCTTGCACCAGAAGTTGTGAAGGTAGATCGACAGTTCAACGTGACGAAGGTCGTCGTAAATCCACTGCAACACAGGAGGCGCACCGATGACGTTCAGTGCTTCGTAATGGTAGCGCTTCTCAATGTCAAGTTTGGTAGGACTCGCGAGAGGCTGGAAACTGATTGGACCAAACGATGCAAACATCAGCGTGCCCCCTCAAGTGCTGGATTTCCGAAACTTCGTCGAGCGTCCTGATGCATCGCGTCACGTTGGAAGTTCATCCAATCGTCCAAACTGTTTCTCAGGGCGCCATGAACCGCTCCCCCGATAGCTTGCGGGTCCGCATCCCCGCTTACGTGAACATGAACAGTTGGCGCATAGTTCGCGGCGGCGGTCATTCCAATGTCTGCGCCGGCCGCTGCGAAGTTTCCTGTCGCCACATCTCCGATGACGTTTCCCCAGTCCTTGAAAGATGCCACATGAAGGAAACTGTCTACTGCCGATGCGGCTCCCTCGATAGCGTCTCTGATGTCTCCCCAGTGCTTGTAAATCTCGTAGCTTCCGATGGCGATGGCCGCAACTCCAGTGATGATCCAGCCGATAGGGTTCGACTCAAATACAAGTCCAAACGCAAGTCCAATATCTTCCAGCCCCCCAGTAAAAAGTGCGACAGTCAAGGCCCACGCTCCTTGCATGGTTTTCAACAGAAGCATAAACCCGGAAACATGAGCCGCAAGTTCAATAAACGGCAACACCAGCTTCCCAACTCCTACTACTCCGGTGAGCGTCACGAGTCCGGCTGCCATCAGCCCAAAGTCTGTTCCAATTTTGACAAGTTCCGGATGAGCTTTGGAGAATTCGGTAACGGCCACCGTGAATCCTTTCAGCGAATCGGTGATTCCGTCCATCTGAGGTTTGAGTCCTGATCCCAACGCAACGCCTAGATTTTGCGCTGCATTGGTCATCTCTTTGAAATGCGAAGACATTGTGTCACCCGCTTCTTTCGCGCGCTTGGCGGCCTCCCCCTCATCGTCGTTAAACTGTGCCAGAATCTTGTCCATGTCGCCGGTGTTCTGAATCAGTAGACCGAGGGCATCATTCTGCCCTTTCATTTGGTTTACGAGACTGGACCGGACAGATGGAGTAAGACCGGCGATCTGCTTCAGGGTTGCAATCAGGTCGAGATGCTTTTCTTTCGTGCGCTGGATGTGCAGACCGTAACGGGCGAGTTCGTTGGTCCCGTTCTTGTTTGATTCGGTGAGCTTGTCGATGATTCCCTTGACCACGATTGCAGCACCGGCCCGGCCGCCCTGCCCAAGCTTGCTCAGTTCCGCCCACACCGTGAAGAGTTGATCTACGTCCACATGAGTCTTGCCGGCAACCTGCCCCAACTGCCGCAAGTCCCGTTCCATGTTGCCAACCGGGGCGTCAGACTTCAGGAAGCCAGCGCGCAAGAGTGCCAGGTTGTCGGAAAGCTTCTCAATAGACTCGTTCGTGTCCTTGCCCTTGATTTTCAGGTTCTCAAAGGCTGATCCGAGGATGTTTGATCCTGTCGTCGCATCCACCCGCAAGGCCGTTGCGAGTTGCGTGGCAATCTCCGTGGCCTTCAGGGTGGCGCCCACATCCCCCAGCTTCTTGTACATGTTCTCTTGGGCTGTGGTGATGTCTTCCGCGGACTTCGGGAACTTGATGGAAAGCTCTTCCGCTTGCTCCTGAAACTGCTTCAGAGCCTCTGCGCTGTCGTTCGTGACCATCCGCAGGCCGACCTGGGCATCTTCAAAGGCAGAGGCGGGCTCGATAATGCCCTTGAGCATCTCGTAGCCCGCTCCAATCTCCAGCGCCGAATACCAGATGCCGTGAAGGGAGTCCGAGAACGCTTCGAAGCTCTCGCTCACCTTCTTTAGCGGATCTGTGGCCTCGTCGCGGAGTTGGACGAGAACCTTCAGGATAGATGTCTGATCGTCTTCGCTCAAGGTTTCCTCCGCTTCGGGATGCGCTTCTCAACTGCCCGGCTGTACTGTTGTAGAACTTGGTACCACCCTACTAAATCGCCTATTGACATGGAATCGATGGATTCAGGACTGACCCCTTCATGCACCATCGCGCCCAGTGCTTCCACGGTTAGGACGACTGGTCTGTTTGCGCGTCCTGAACGGGTTTCGGTGCATCCTGATCCGTTTTCAGGACACTCGAAATCCTCTGGAGCAAAGGGCGCAATACCTGAGAGACCTCGGCACGAAACACCATCGCATCGTCGAAGTCCATCTCGTCCACATCTTCCATGCGGATGCGCTTGCCATCCACGAGGGAAAGCCGGGAAGCCAGAGCGTCCTGAATCTTGATGCTGTCGGCATTCTCGCCGGCGACCGTAGCGGCCAGACGCTGGTCGCGGCCAGTGCCTTTGAGCAAGATAACGTGCTTGCCAGAGGGAAGATCGAACTCGCGGCGAATCTGTTCGGGGGAGGGGGTTGTATCGGAAGTCAGTACGATGGGTCCTGTTGCCATTTGAATCACCTCACGCCAGTGCTTGGCTATGGTTGTGGCCGGCCTCTACGTCCCTTGCGAGATGTTGAGCCGAACATTGAAAGTGCATCCGTCAGTCACGAAGCCGATGAACCCGTTTGATACCGCCGTCAGAAACTCAGCAGGCGCGCCGGGCAAGATCGCGAGTCCCGTCTGGGGAGTGACCGCAACAGGACTCG